GCGGCGGACATCATTCATGCGGCGTGGCTGGAGTACGACGCCGGCGTCGAGGAGGCTGGTGAGGATGCCAGCTAAATTGACGCCAGAGGCGCGCAACACAGTGCATGATCCACTCCCGGATCATGCACTTGCTATTTCTTTATGTCGAGTCATCAGCAGAACCTGCTAACTTTCTGGCAGGTTCTGCTGATGCTCTGGCGTGTGCTGTTGATCCTCTCCGTTGTCCGGCTCTACCCAGCCTGCTCCGCCCCACTTCCACGCACCATCAACGCCCGCTTGGGCACGAGCGCCAAATTGGATCGCCTGTGCCTCTATCTGCAAGCGATCCATAGTTTCCTGTAGGCGGCGCATCGCCTCAACAATCTCCGGTGTAGCGTCAATCCGTAGTGTGCTCATCCGCATTCCTCACTGAAACAATAGGCGTGTTCGTCAATCTGAATCCTGCCGCCATCCGTCGTGATCGTCAGCCAACCGGCGTGCTCTTGCTGCGATAGTGGCATCCGGCAAATGACTGGCTGCGCATCCTCGAAATAGCACGACATCGGTTGCATCCTGTAGCCCTGCGCAGCGATGGCCGACCAGATTTGCGCCAGCGTGATGATTTGCATCATAGGTCGCTCCTCATTTTCGATAGATAGCCCCGGTTCGCCCAAGGAATGTTTCCAGCGCATCGGCGAACGTGACCATGCCGGTTACGTCTGCCGCCACAATGCCAAGCGTCTCCACGTCAGCATCGGTAAGCGGATCTCCGCCGCTGCCATTATAGCCACGATCCCAGTATACATTACGCAAAGACATTATGTCGTCTGCCAGGCTACTGAAAATCGAGGCCATATCCTGCGCCCTGCGTGCATATTTCTCTTTTTGCGCCATGATCGATACTCCTTTAGCTAAATGTGGCGGTTCGTGTAGTGCCGCCGCTGTCTCTCATTTTCAATGCATTCGACGCGCTGTCTAACCATACATACGCAAATCCCGACGGCGGGTTTCCGGTTGGGCCTGTCCCGCGTGGCATCTGCCAGGCGTGCATCGTAAATCGAATCAGGGCATTGTAACTGTCTCCGGAGTGCTGTTGTCGGAGCATGATCTCCGTTCGGGATAGCGCCGTTCCATTCCAGTTGTTTGCGGCCAGAATCGTCCGCGCCTCGCGCGTGCTATATTCCGCAGCGTTGACGCGCGATGAAATCTGCACATTGACCGTGTTCGGCGACCCGGTGTTTGCCCAGGATGTCATATCAGATCGATAGTTGAAGTCGGTGATCGCCGTGTCAGCGCCATCAATCGATGGCACCCAACGAATAAATCGATAATCATCATAGTCGCCGTCGTAAGTGCCGAGAAGCAGGCGCAGATCATCCATTCCGATACGCATCGTGCCAGAGCCAGAATAGAAATAGCCATTTGTGTTGGCGTACCACTGCGCCACACCTCCATTATAGCCAGCGATGCGCCCAACCCCGCTATCGTTCCAGATTCTTAAGCCGGTCGTTGGACTGGCAAATGTACCAGACCCCTGATAGATGCCGCCCGACGATCCAATCGTCAGCGGGCCGGTGATGCTCCCGCTCTTCGCAGTGATCGCACCTGTGATTGTTGCGTTCGTGGCCGTCACTGCGCCGGAGGGCATCACCCGAAAAGGTGCACTGCCCGGCGTAGCGCTTCCTGCGTAGAACGCCGGATTGGTTCCGCCGGAGTCGAGGCCAACCGTGTTCGCTCCGCTTCCCGCTATCAGACTGGTTGTGCCTAGCGTCCAGCCGCCGATAGCGCCATTTTGCGCCGTAATCGTTCCTTGGATCGTGGCATTCAGCGCCGTCACTGCGCCGGAGGGCATCACTCGGAACGGGGCCGTTCCCGGCGTGGAGCCGCCAGCATGGATCGCTGGATTGGTTCCGCCGGAGTCCAGGCCAACCGTATTGGCTCCGCTTCCCGCTATCAGACTGGTTGTGCCTAGCGTCCAGCCGCCGATAGCGCCCGTCGTTGCCGTGATCATCCCGTATACGGCCATCGTCATCGCTGAATCATCCCAATGGATGTATCCACCGGCTGCTCGACCGATCAGGACATCATTGTCCCCCATGTTGATGCCGCCCCACGATTTGTAAGTCTCCACTCGACGCGGGTCACCGCCATACACGCCAAGAATTTCATTGCCTGTCACGCTGCGCGCCCATAACCCGTATTCGTCGACCCAGATCGGCGCGGCGGAGGGCGAGCGCCAGTGAAAGACGCTCGACTCCACGAACACGGGTGCGTCGCTCTCATAGATGGCGCGCACAAGCTTGGCGTCCATAGCGTAGTCGGTCAGCACGAACTCGTCGATCAGGCCGTTTGTGCTATACGGCGATCCCGCCATCAGTGAACCTACGTGCAGCGTACTGCCCAGTGTTGCGGCTGCATATAACGCCGATGTCGACGCGGCACCGTTGACGTATAGCGCCATATCATTTTCGGCTGCATCCCAGGTGAACGCCAGATGAACCCACTCCCCTGGCGTCACCGCACCCGCCGCCGATGTCAACGAATTCGGGTCTGCGCGAAACACGACCGATCCATCTAGCCACACGTATGCGTCGAAATCCGCATTGTCGCCGCTGCCAAACAGCCCAAATCCACCTGCTGGATTCAGACCAGCCAGGCGCACCCACATCAAAATTGTTCCAGCCTGCGCACTCAATCCATCCGCTGCATAGGCCAGCGTCGCCCCCGCGCGGCTACTCGTGCTGGCGTGCGCCGTCCCACTCCAACTGTGTCCTGTGCCAAGTGCCCCATCAAGATACGGTAACTCATACGCCGTCTGCGTCAATTGCCATCCATCAAAATAGTAAATATAGCCCGTGTTCATGCCAGACACGGCTACAATACTGCTGGGCGATGCACCAACCGTGCGGGTCAACGTGAATCGATACCACCCGCCGCCCATATCCACAATCCGTGTCGGCGTCTGCGCTCCTCCTGTCGCATCCAACCACAAACTTAGCCCGCTGCCAGACGACAGATCGGCGCTGTCCTCTCGCTTGACGCAGACCGAAAACGTGTACGCTGTCGATGGCGTTAGCGTGCCGCCACCGTTATACCCGCACGAAGCCAGCCCACTCGACCCATACTGCCAACGCAGCGCATATCCGCCAACCCACGCCTCTGCGCTCGATTGCGTCAGTGACGCTCCTGTGCTGTCGCTGTAGTACCCCGTCAAAGTCGCTTCTAGTGACGGATTTTTGATTAGATTTGTGGCGGCCGGCGCGATCTGTACGGCCTTGCCATATTTCCCAGGTCGATAAATCACGCCACCCGATGGCGTCCCCCCGATGCCCGCGTGACTGGCGTCCGACCCGCCAAAGTCCAGATTGTACGGCGCCGGCCCGTCGTAGTGCCACACACCCACAGCCGACGATAGCTGGATGGCGTGCTTGCCGATCAGATATTGCCCACGGATCGCGCCCGCCACATCTAGATCGAACTGTTGATCCGGCGCTCGATTGATACCAACTCTAGTGCCCGCCTGGGAAACGTACAGGACATTGGCGCCGACCGTAAAATCCTGTCCAACCGTCGCCGCACCTGTCACGCTCAGCGAACCCGCCGCTACATTCCCTGATACGCCTGCATTGCCAATCACGTCCAACGGTTTCGTCGGCGTCATCCCCAACCCGATGCGCACCAGCGACAAATAGCCACTCGCATCGCTCGCCAGGATGCTGGCCGCCGCACCTGGATTGCTGCTGCTCGTGATGGCGTGCGCGTGCGCCGACCCGCTCAGGGCATTGCTGCTAGAAACAGATAGCGTGCCAGGCGTCCCCATCGTCAACCCGGAACTCACCGCCAGACCAGGATTGGCAGCCAACGCCAGGCTGATCGCCTGCCCGGATATGCCGATCGCACTGTTGCCAGCCGTCGCCGGCGCATGGTGCGCGGCAGGATTTGCAGCATGTGCGCTGATGTCAATGCCGTCGATTGTCACGCCCGCACTTGCCGCCAGATTGCCGGTCAGCGTGCGCCCTCCACTCGCCAGCAGATATTGCGAGTGGTCGTCATCGCCGAGCCCCAGCAGCAGGCCGTGATCGCTAACGCCACTAGGCGACGTTAGCGTAATACCGCTGATCGTCGTGGCGCTGTTTCGTGTGCGGGTGTCTATGATTTTTCGTGGCGTTCTTTTAGGCATAGCTCCAGATTCCTATGGCGTGTCATCCAGCCAGATACAGTCACACTCGTAGGCGTAGAGCAGGCCGCCCGGCGCAAGCCAATCGATAGTATCAAGATCATAAGTCGCCCACGGCTCTCTGGACGTTGTACTGCTCAGGCTGATGTCCGGCTGCACGCCCGCGGGGTCTTGCAGCGAAGCGGGCAGACTGCCGTTGCGCATGTAGTGCAAATAGCGTTTGGTTTTGTGCAGTCCCCACTGCGGATGTTCGTATGGTCGCCAGATTTGCGGCATCTGCCAGCCCGCCGCACCAAGAATGGCGTAGCTCTCATTGAGCAGAGTTGTATAGTAGCCCAGTTTTGTGGCCGCGCCAGCGTTGATTAGCTCGCCGTGCGACCAGGCTGGCGCAGCAGTGCTCCAGGCATCGCCGGTTTCCTGAATAGCGTTGACCAGCATCGTCCCCGTGGTGCGCCTGATCTCTAGCCGGTAGTAATCACGCACCGAAGGCCCGCCGCTGACGCTCGACAGGTCGATCACGTGCGTCCCTGTTGTGGCGTCGTTTACTACGGTCGTGCTATTTACAAAAATGTCAACGTTTGGCGTACTACCGACCGTCAGATTGACGACCAGGTAGCGCAATTTTCGCCGGCGCTCAAATACCGTGCTTTCGGTCGGACGCAGCCACGTGGCCGATGGCGTGATGACTACCTGCGCCAGCGAAGTGACAGTGCTCGATAGCGACTGCAAATCACTGAGAAACTGCGCCGCGGTCTCGCTGCCACTCCACGATGCCGGCGTGCTATAGCTGCCTAGCCCGGTGCGTGATGACGCGGCGTGCTCGACAATGCCGGTCGTCTCGTGCGTCGCACTGCTGGCCGTGTAACTCACGCTCACGCTGTACGCATCGCCGACCGCCACACCGCCCACGGCGTCCAGGTCGAATACCTGCGTCGTGCCAGATGGATAGAGTGTCCCATTATTGTAAACAGTCGTGGCGTTGATCTGGATGCGTGTCGTGCAGGAAACGCCCGCCGTGGTAAAACTCACATGCAGATAGCGCCAGCGCCTGCGGCGGAAATGCCAAACGGAATCATTCCCATTGCGCACGAAAGTGGCGCCTGGCGCTATCGCTGCGCCTTTGATGGCGTTGGCATCGCTCGACAATTGATTCAATTTGCCAGCGCTGAGCAACTCGCCAGCCTGCCAGAGTGGAGGTGAGAGGTGAATTTGTGGCATCAGTAAAACGCCCGCCGCCCACTGGCGAAATTATGCGTGTTTAGTACAAAGTAATTGCCATCGTAAGCGAACATCTGCGATGCATGTATCAGTTCTAATTCCTGCCGGAATGCCCCGCCCAGTGTCCAGCGAATCGTAGAAATGTAGCCTGTAAAAGTGCTGGATAGCGTCGGCGCATCTGTGATTTGCACCCGGTCGCCAAGCCGCAGCGATGGCACGCCAGGCAAACCGACTTGAGCAATGAGCCTCGGATATTCGCAGCGATCTAGCAGGAATTGAGACAGTACTCCGGCGTGGCTGGACGTTTGAATGTACGGATTGCCGCGGATGCTGAGCGTGCGATCGCCTCGCCCCGTCCAGTATGCGGCGTTGGCTACAGAAACGCTGCGCGATTCAAGCTCCGGCCCGCCGATGACCGGAACGCCCAGAATGCGCAGAGGATAGAGAACAATTTGATACGCCGCATTGTTGACGACCGCCAAATCTGCCCGCTGTGCATAGTAGGTCGGAGTGACAGTGACGCTTGCCGTGCGGTCGCCCCCACCCTGATCGGCCGCACCAAACTGTATGCCGGCGATTGCGTAGGCGGGTGCATCATAGCGTGCAACTATCGTTGTTGATGCGCCAGGCGCAATAACAGGAGTGCTATCCGGCTCCCAAATGATGTCAACGCCACCGATAACACGCGGCGACGCCTCGACCGTGACGACATTGTACAGGTCGTCATCTCCCAGATGGAGCCGGAACGAATCGAAATCGTTGCGCCCTAGCGCCAGCTGCACTGACGTGCTTCGTGTAGCTGTCTGCCAGTGCTCCATGTTCTCATAAAGAAATTCACCATCAGGATCAGCGTAAAACCTGCCACCGCACGCCGCCGCAATCGACCAACATTCTTCAATGGCGCTTTCGTCATCCAGCCACGCCCACGGCACGACGAACAAACCAGGGTCAAGCGTCATGTCGCCGCCAGCCACGCCAGCAGCATTTAGGAATGTGACAATGATGTCCTTCTCGGTAAGGCCGCCGTCATAAATAGCGGCCAACTGTCCCTGAGTCAGACTGATGCGCCGCTGAAGATATTTCTCCTCCATGCTGCGTGCATCGAAGGTCACGGTAGGCCCCTCGCTGGATGTCAGCGTGGATTCCTGTGGCAGTTTTAGTACGCCGGTAAACACCCGGCTGTAACTGGAGCCGCCGTTGACGGAAACCTCCAGGTAGCACGGCGCGTGATATCCCCTTCCGTCGCGGATAGCAGAATATAAAGCGCCATCCGTGCGCAGAGGAGAGAAGCGCCCGCTGGCATTGCGCATTGTAATTCTCATTTGAGAGACAATGCCCTGTCCGCTGGTCATTCCCGACGAAGGCGGCGATATGCTCATATCGCCGGACGCATCAATCATGTATTGCGATTCGTCTGTGTACGAGCCGCTAAAAGTCCAGTCTACCCACAGGCGGAACCGAATCTGTCGAGTGCCTGCCATGCGCTACACTTCCCTCAATCGCATCCGCACATCCGCCCTCGCCACGCCGCCGAGCCGGTACCACGACAAATCAACTTCCATAGCGGCCACATCACGAGTTACGGTGTACGATCCGCCGAGTGGACTTGTGAATGACGCACTGCCATCACGCACGGTGGCGAACGCTGTTAGAATCGTGGCGACCTGCGCTTCCGTCATGGCAACCCAGGCAAGTTCAAACCGTCGCTTAATCGATGTGGATACTAAATCTGTACTTAGTGCGCCGCTTGCCATTTCCACATCAGCGCCACGATAACCGGGAAACTCCAAATAACTGTCGCGATGATAAACCTGCGGCAGCGTCGTTCCGCCCAAAGCGGGCGTTGTGATTGCCATTTAGCTCGCTCCTGTCCGGCTGCCCTGCGCTGCCAGGTTCGCCTGTACGCCTGGCGTCACCAACGATGCGAGCAGAGAAATGAGTTGTGCGGGTACGCCAGCCTCGACAGTCGCCAGGAATCCAGCGCCCCACTGCGATCCGGCACTGCTCCCAGCCCCCTTGAATCGCTCCAACATCCCGTTCATTGCGCCGACAAAACTGTCGGTGAATGTCCCCGCCGCCGTGCTTCCATCCATTCCAGTCTCGCCGGTTTTGTCGGTTGCTCCAGTTGAACCGAGCACACCGGCCGCCGCCGCTTGAGCATCTGCCAGCGACACGCCAAGCTCCTGAGATAACTCGGCGGCAATTTCCGCAGCCAGCGCCGCCGTGTTTTGGTCGCCGAGCAACGCGCGCTTGACCAAATCCTTCGCACGGCTTTTGTCGAGCAACTCCGGGCGCAATCCATCCTCGAAATCACGCAGGATGGAAGCCGCAGCAGCTTTCGGATCGCCAGAGGAAGAAATTTGCGCCCATATTTCCGGGAATGTATTTTTGATATACTCCACCCAGGGCGATTCAAACCCACGCACGGCAATATCGGCCAGGCGTCGGGCGGGTTCCTCTACTGCATCTTGGCGGGGCAGGATGTCGTCCAGATTGATGCCTGACTTTAGAGCGCCGGTCAGCACGGATTTCACTTTACTTGCCATGCTACTAAGCGCACTGTCGAAGCTCGACCCACCTCCACCGCCACCACCACCACCACCGAAGCCACTGCCGCCAGCCGAGGCGATATTGCGCTGATTCGCCGCTAGTGCCCGTATGCGTTCGCTTTGCAAATCTGCCGCTGATTTTCCACCGAATGTATCAGCCTCAGCGCCGAACCAACCGAACCGGCTATTGTCTAATGGTTGCGGTCCTTTCGGCCCCGGTGTTTCCCAGCCCTTTGCCGCAGGGCCAATAAGACCGGGTGGGCGCTGCCCGGTCGCTTGAAAATCTTTCCATTGCCAGTTAGTGAGGGTAAATCCCTGCACAGCGCCCAACGCATTGCCAGCCGCCAGTACATTCCCGGTTAGCGCTGCAACCGCACTGATAACCGCGCTGATTCCGGGTATCGATGATAAGAACCCCGACCCTATCAATTCGCCCGCCGTAATTCCGGCGTCACCCGCTTCTATCTGGGCGCCTATCAGCCCGTCCAACTCGCTGATAAGTTTCGGTAGTAATGAGTCGTTGATCTCCTCGATTGATTTTCCCTGTGCGAGCCATTCCTCTACAATGCCCTGCATTGTGCCTTTAATGGACTCGAATGCACTCGCCGCGCCGTCAATGTTGCCACTATCCAGCAGCGTGTCATACAGGCCGCCAAGCTTATCGCCCGACTGCGCCAACAGGTCGATAGCCGTCGCCGCATTTTCGGCAGCCTGCTTCTGCGCCTCAAGCGCCTCGACCGTCTGATAGACCACTTCACCCTTTCCGATGAACACGCCTTCAATACTGCGCGTGCCTAATTCCTTGGCAAGCACATTGTACTCGCTGACAACTTCCCGGATGGCTGGAGCCAGGCGTGAAACATAACCCTCGGCCACTGCCGCCGCCTCGGTGTTTCCCTGCGCATTCGCTGCCGCAAACGAAGCCTGGGCGTCTTTGTATAGGGACAGCATCGCCTGTAATTCATTCTGCAATGCGAGCGCTGCGCTTGGGCCGGCGACGTCCGGTTTGATGGCGTCTGTCAGGGCGCCGAGTTCTTTACCGTGCTCGATCATCTCCTGAAGTTTTTGGTCTGCTGTCGTGGAGGAGATGTCACCAAGCAGCACCGCTACTGAGCGCATCGAAGCGTCAGACACTTCGCCGAATTGAACGACTCGATCCGTGACCCGTTGGATTTTGTCAGCCCACGCTTCAGCGCCAGGTATGTTTTCCGCTTGCGCCTGCTTGACCTGTTCCAGCGCAACCTGAACAAGTCGGATGCGCGCCACCTGCTCATCATATGTCTTATCGATGGCTGGCGCTTCTGGTATAGGCTGATCTGGATATGGGTCGAAACGAAGGTTGGCCTGCGGGTCTAGTAGAGGCGAGCGGCTTTGCTCTGCCCTAGTTTGCATGTCGCGCAACAATGAGTCTAGTCCCGACGCAGCTTCTACAGACTCGCGGTTGTTGATGGCGTCGATAATCGATTGAACGCCCTGTGCCACATCTTTGGCCCGTGCATCGAATATCGGCGCGAGGGACTCGCCAAGCGTCGCCTGAAAGTTTCCCCAGGCCGTGTTAAGTTGTGCAAAGCCCTCACCCGCCAACGCATCTGCATTGGTGTTGGCCGTTGCCAGGAGGCCAGCCGACTGGTCGATGACCGCATTGACAAGCGCCTGTTTGCGCTCCGCATCCGAAAGCGCCTTGGCGGATTTTCCGAGCGTAGCAGCGTATTCTTCTTGCGCCGCCGCCTGGTCGATGACAATGCCCAGGTTGTCCAGGATGAGCGGAGACATGCGCCCGATGCCGGTCACGATGTCGCCGAAAGCCTGCGTGGTGCTCAAGCCCATCGCACGACCGCGCACGGTGGCGATCTCCATGAGCTTGCCGAACTCATCCGCGCTGTCAGCCACGCCAAGCAACATGGCACGGTTTGCGGTCAGCATCAAATCATATTCTTTGATAGTGCCACGGGAGGCCGTGGTCAGTGCATCGAGGATTGACGATGCCTGCGCAGCGCCGCCTGCCATGCTTTCAAAGCTGGCGCCCATCGACAACGAGGCCGCACCCAACTTGGCGATCTCAATCGCAGCGCCAGCCGCTTTCACGCCAAGCGCGACCAAGCCAGCGACGCCGGCACCTTTCGCCAACGCGCCAAGTCCGCCAGCGGCCGTGCCAGCGGCCTTATCCAACGCGCCTAAATCTTGTTTGACTCTGTTGATGGCGGGCGAAGCTTGATTTTCGCCAACCAGCCGAATTTTTAGGTCATTCGTTGGCATCGAGCAGCCCCGCTATTTTGTCCATGTCTCGGATAAGCCGCCATTCGTCGGGAGAGATTAAACCGTCCGACGCCTTACCATCGACTGCTAGTTTGCGCTTGCCCTCTGCGTCTCGCATTCGCTGCACTTCCAGCGCACGCGCCAGCCTGTGAAAGTCCATTGCGTCGATGGCCTGCAACGTTGCGCCGGGGAATTGTTCCAGCAGATAAGCATCGGCCAGCGCCGTTGGAAGCGTCTTCAACATGTCGCCTAGCTGGGCAATGGGTCGGTCAGCGGTTCCGGCGTCGTCGTCTGTTGACGCACGTAGGAGATTAACCACTGCCGACCTATCGATTCCCCCAGGCGGCCAATCCTTCCGTACTCCAGCGCTGGCAGTGACATTAGCCAGTAGAACGCACGCATATCGATACTGTCGGTCATCTCGACAAACTTTGCGGCATCCGTCAGCCATTCTCCACTGCCGAGTGGCAGACTCAGCGCCAACATTTTTGACGCCAGGAAAGCGAAGTATGCGTCACCCTCAAGCTCGGAAAAATGCAGCACCTCGCCGCGCGTCCAGGAATCGCCAAATTCGACGAACGTTCCGGCGATGGCATCGAAGTCATAGCGTTGTGTCATAAAAACCTCCGAGACACTCCCCGATTCATCGGGGAGAGGGATAGGAGAGCAAGCGCAGCTTGCCCATTTGCGTCACTAGTGAACATGTGCTATACTCCTTGCATGAAACTGATTGCCCAAGTCAAACTGCAAACCACGCCAGAACAGGCCGACGCCCTGCGTCGCACGATGTTGGCCTACAACGACGCCGCCAACTACATCAGCGGCGAGGCTTGGATGCGCAAGTCCTTTCGCAAGTATGACTTGCACCACGCCACGTACTATTCCGTTCGCGAGAAGTTTGGCTTGGCGGCACAGTTGACCATCCGCGTCATCGCCAACGTAGCCGACGCCTACAAGCTGGACACGAAGACCAAGCGCACGTTTCGGCGCATGGGCAGCGTCACCTACGACAGCCGCGTCCTGCGCTGGCATTTGGACAAGTCCGAGATCAACATCTGGACAATGGACGGTCGCCAACGAATGCCGTTTGTCTGCGGAGAGCGCCAGCGTGAGATGATCGAGACGTTGCAAGGCGAAGCCGATCTGGTCTACCGCAACGGCGAGTTCTACTTGCATCAGCCGTGCAACATCCTCGAAGATGACGGCTTTGACCCCGACGCCTGGCTTGGCGTGGACATGGGCATCGTCAACATCGCTACCACGTCGGACGGCGCAACCTTCACCGGCGCAGACGTGCTTGGCGTGCGCAAGCGCCGCCGTCGCCAACGCAAGCGGCTTCAGGCCAAGACTACCAGTTCGGCGCGACGCGTGCTGCGTCGTTTGTCCGGCAAAGAAGCGCGCTTTGCGCGTGATGTCAACCACACGATCAGCAAGCGGATTGTCGAAGAAGCGAAACGCACCGAGCGCGGCATTGCCGTCGAGGACTTGACTGGCATCCGCGGGCGGGGACGGCTCCGTCGCTCGCAGCGCGACAATCTGCATAGCTGGTCGTTCTACCAGTTGCGCCAGTTTATAGAGTACAAAGCCCAGTTGCATGGCGTCCCCGTCGTATCGGTTGACCCGCGCTACACGTCGCAGACGTGCGCCTGTTGCGGACATGTGGCGAAGGCTAACCGAAAGTCTCAAAGTTCTTTCCTCTGTGTGGTCTGCGGCTATAGCTGCAACGCCGACCATAACGCGGCGATTAACATTGGTCGCCGGGCGGCTGTCAGACCGCCGAACGTTTCGGGTGCGGATGTAGACTTTTACACTCGCAACCCAGGAACAAGCTCCCCTGCTTCAGCGGGGAGTATCTGACGGAACCCCTTTACGCTACGGTGCGAACAGGCGCACCGGAAAGCGTCAACGTGGCGCTCCACGTAATAGCGCCGCCTGGCGCCGACGTGATATTCCAGTTGCCAACTTCGGCGTTGGCCGTCCAGGTGTACGTCACGGAATTGCTGCCATTGCTGTACATGATGACCGCCGTCCGTTTAGTTCCCGGCGTCACCGCATCCGGCGCAAGGAAACCGTCTAACGTTGGATGCCACGGCCCGCCGATATTGATGCTCCACTCAGCGGCGTCAACAATGTTGACTTTGCCTGAATCGCCCAAGGTCGTCACGTCGATTTGCGCCAACGTGCTGGCGACGTCCGCTTGATTGATATAATTTGTCAGCGCGTTGCTGTTGTACGTGCAGGTCGAGTTACCCTGCGCTTTGTATCCGGCCATGATTCATTCTCCTAGTAAGTAACGCCTGCAACACAGGCGATGCACGTAACGTACCACGATGTCGCACCGCCGAGTGTGGTGCAATTCAGTCGCAACCATCGATTGACAGTTCCGCTTAAAGTGACAGCCGGAACTCCGATAGCCGAGAAGGTAAAGGTTCCCTCGCTGACATACGTTCCGCCCTCTGTGGCTGACGATTCAATGTCAATCGTTGCGTTCGTTCCCGCCCCGGTTTCAGTTGTGACGAACAGGTAGGCGTAACCACCGGTAGTGCCCGCTGCGCCAATGTCGATCGATGCTGTTCCGCCCGTGGCGTTCACTGTTCCGCTGTAGACGCATATCCCGCGCCGCAGGCCGGTGTCACTGACGAATCCGCCAGACAGCGTCATAACGCCAGCAACCGGCGATTCTATTTTCAGATTGTTGGTAGATGCGCCAGGCAGCACATAGCCCGGCGAACCTGCCGGCGCCGTGACATAATGGATAACACCTACCGTATCCGCCGTGTCGATTGCCAGGCGCAATCTGTTTTCAAACGTCGAGCCGTTGGCCGTGTCAAATGTCATGTAGCCGCCAAGGTTCACCTGTGCGGAAGGTGGCAGCGTGACATATTCTTTACCGGTCGCCTCGAATGGCGTCGTCTCTATGCGTTCCAACGTGGCCACTATCTCGCTGCTGTTGGTCTGGCTAGAAAGTAGGTAGCCACCCATGAACACGCGCGTATTTGTGCCCTTGATTCCTGCCATAGTTGCTTCCTCAGATGCTCAATTCGTCGCGCACACTGACGACCATAGTTGCGACCAGCCAGGCCAGCGAATTGACGGTTGTGATACCAGGATCGACGGTGAACGATACCGGCTCATCGTAGACAAGCGTATAGCCCGTCCCGTCCGCAGACACCAGCGCCGCCATTGCAGCGACGCCTATGTCTCGCGCCCTCTGCATCGTCGCTGCCGGTTTTCCATCGTGCTTAATCCATAACTCAATCGGCACTCTGTGCGTTACCGTCACGGCAAACACGTCTAGCGTCTCCCAGGTGAACCGCGATTCCAGTTCAAACGCTGGTGACAATGCTGCTATCCTCGCCGTTGTGATCGCTGGCGTGAAATCCGACGAAGAAACGGAATCTACATCAGACACCGCCGTATTGATGGCGCTCAACAGAGCATTCACAATCGACGAGGTGACGGTCATTCTGTCCAGTCCTCGCCGGTCGCCAGCGCCGAGTAGCCATCGATGCGCCGCAACTGCAACGTGCGAACCCGACTGCGCGGGGCAGTCGTGCTTGTAACTACAGTTACACCAATACCGATGAGATTTGAGGCCGCAAACGCCTGTAGTGTGACATCGAATCGCTCCAACCACACGTCGGATCGGTTCTCCGCTTCCCCGTTGCTGGAGTCCATGCCGCGCGCAATCAAGATGTAGGCGGCCGCATACAGATTAGCGAGCGCCTCCAGTTCCTGGTAGGCACCCGCCACAACGGAGACAGGCACGAAATAGCCTGCACTGGAGAGCGCTCTATCTATTTTTGCGCTCCCCTGTGCAAGCCAGGCCGCGACCTGTGCGCTCGTCGGTGTGCTCGTGGCGCCTAGTGCGCCCGCCGCCGGAACCAAAGCCGACGCACCGGAGATGCTGCCGTATGCCATGCTAGTTGTTGCTCCTCGCAACTTCATGCCAGCTATTTCCGTATCCAACAATCGTCAGCGTGTCCCATTGCCCTAGCGCCGCATTTCCGGCCAAAACTGCGCCGGTCGTGTCGGTGATCGTAATGGTGTTGGCCGACGTGTTGAGAAGCATCACGTACGCACCAGCCGTTGGCGCACCGAGGGCAGCGCCTACCGCACCCGCGGCGGTCAGCCGCTGGAGCGTGCCGGTTGGCGTAATCGTGCCGCCATTCGCAACGGTCAGTTCATCGACCGTCGCAATGGATAGCAGGCCAGAAAGCGAAGTGTCGCCGACAACGGCCAGCGTGCCACCAACCGACGTATTTCCCGTCATTGCTGTAACTCCAGTTACAGCAAGATTTCCGATGACTGACGTGTCTCCAGACGTGATTAGCGACTTGGCGATCACGTGGTCGACCAGCACTGTAATCATTGTGCGTTTCGTCATCCCCCCTTAGGTTGGCGTGCCGTCCGCCCAGGTCGCATTGTTCACATAACGAGCAGTGCCGTTCGTGCGGTCACCGCCGACGCCAACGCCAAACTCAGTAAAGATCATGGCGTATTGCAGCGGCAGCGTCGCGTTACTTGAGGTCGGATCGGTCATGACCTCGAAGGTCGGACGCATCTGGCCTTTCGGCAAACGCATACGCAGCGGGTTTCGCTGGCTGTTTGCGCCGTAGGATTTCCAGGCGAAGGCATAGTATTGCGGCATCCCGTGCACCACACGCACCATAACATCGTTGATCGTGCCGATGTTATAGCCATCGGGTCGATAGTCTGGCCCAAACGAAGCCAGGCTGACCGTGTTTGCATAGTTGGTGCCCATCTGTGCGACGGGCACGAAGCCGGCCAACCCGCGCACGGTAGTTTCATCCGCCATACTGATCATGGCATTGTACGGTGGAAGGTGTCCGTGCTCCAGTAGTTCCGCCTTGATGTCGGCGAACACTGGAGCCGTGAATGCGCCGCCAGCGATGGGAACGTAGTGTTCATGCGTGGATGTGAACGTTACGCCACCAAAAGCCGGTGGAACGAAATCCACATTCGTAGAAGCCGCAGTCGTGGCAAAGCCTGGCGAGTAACCGCCGGCGCCAAGCCCCTTAGCTGCACCGCTATCGTCACCGCGTTGCAGCAAGCGAGAGAGCAGGCGCACGCGCAGCAGGTCGCCCATGTCCTTCACAGCGTCGGCGATGTCCGCCTCAATCTGTGGAAGACGAGCATGACGCAGATAGTACCACGTCCAGGCCAGCGCCCGATCGTAGGGTTTAATCGGCAACATGTGCCCGGCCGTGTCTGCTCGTTTCGGGTCAGCACGGCTGTACTCGGTGAACTCACCGAAGCCATTTGACCCGCCCTGCGCATATTCCGCGACTTGCGGCATATCGGTGTAGGAAAGCAGACTCGACCACAGAGGATCGCTGTACAGGGTTTGTGCCGCCACCTGCACCGATCCATTCAGCATTTGGGCGACGGTCAGGAACGTCGTGCCGTCTTCCAAAGCGTTCTTCTCAAGCACGCCCGCATCCCAACCAACGGGCAATGCGAGTAGTGAGGTATCTCTTGCACCTAGTGCCATGTTGCTATCCTCTTATGTCAAAGTGATTGGAACGGGACGCACGAAGATCGTCGTGGCAGATTCCACGAACCCGATAATCAGCGACTTCGTGCCGGCAGTTTCGGCGATTGCACCCGCAGTCGCCGCCGTGTAGGCGTAAGCGCCGGGCGTGCCACCGGTGACGCACAGCACAGGCCCGAACACGACAACATCAACATTGTCGCCGGACGCAAAGGCCGTGCCTTGATTGCGTGGCGTCAGGGCGATCCCGACCAGGGTATTGCTAGCGAGTGCATCGCTATCCGCCGAGTCGATAAATCCATCCGACGACATACACACAGCATCGCCCGGCGTAATTGCTGAGCCTGCGGTGTAGCGGCGGGAAATTGCGCCTTCCAACTTCTTGATATTTCCGACTACTGTTTCATTGGCGATTGCCATAGTTCAACTCCCGATGAACTTCTGTACATACAGATCCGGATTCACACCTAGACGAACCGCCTGATCACGAAGCGAAGCTTCCGTTATGCCAGCAGGTAGATTCACCCGCGGAGCGTTGCCCGTGCCGGCGCTGCTGTTGATGTTTGGCGCTGCCGGTTTTGGCAGTGCAGCCATCAGTTCTTTAGCGTCTGCTTCGATGGCGGATTCATCCTCACCCTGCAAGCGGCTGGCAAGCGCCACGGGCATATTGAGCCGTGCAGCTACATCGCGCTTGATGCTGGCGATTTCGGCAGCCTTGAGCCTGGCTTCGGTTTCGGTAATCTGCTGTTGTGCCTTCTCATACAGTTTCCGAAACTCACCTTGCTCCTCTGCCGCTTTCCGCTCGGCGTCTTCACGCGCCTTGGCTGCCTGCGCATCCGCCTTCGTGCGCTCTTTGACCAGCCGGTCAGCGATGATCCTGTCTACGTCTTGTTGTGTGAACGTGCGTTCGGTCGCCGGCGTTGTTCCTGCTGTTTGGTCGCCCGCAGTCGGCGCTTCCGGCGTTTGCTCTACTGGATTGGTTTGTGTTTCGTCGTTCATACTCTCCCCGTTTTTGCCGCCCGTCGGCGTAAAACAAAAAAGCGCCACAACCGGCGTATGTCCCGGTGTGGCGCTCTAGGCGCTACGATAGTATTCTGTTGCAAAAAATTATATCATGATTATGTCATAGAATCAATAGTCCTATTGATCCGACCATTGATGTCACTCAGTCGAATGTTCGGCGATGTATGCGCCGATCTTGCTTGAAAGAAAATCACATTGTTTTCGTATACAATCCCATCGTTTGACTTCCGACCGCCACGGGCTCATCTCCGGTTCCTTTGCGAAGCCATCGAACATAGTAACCAGAACGGATAAAAAAGTTCCCAAGGCGGCGCCAAGCTCAGAATTGTCATCATCATCCAAGTAGGCAGCTAAGCCCATTAGTGTCTTGGCCGTGTCTATAGAGTCCGTTCCGATTGTATACTTCATGCTTACCCCTCTACCGAACATTGCGCAGCCCATCCGCCGACTGACTCCGAAACGATGCGGCCATCTTGCGTCCAAATGCGACACGCTACCGGCTCATCACCGAACAAAGGCGATTCGCAGTCGCCTTTGTTCATTCTATCATTTTGAGATCGTCATTTCAATAGGCATTTGACTATCGGTGGCGTCCTGGCCGAGTTTCACCATTGTCGCCAGTCGCCACGAGTGATAGACGCCTCGCTCCTTGACAACAAGTTCAAATGTGACACGGTTGAACCGTGCTTTCACACGGCCATCGTCACCGCATAGGTTTGTCCAGTCGCTACGCTCTTGATTGCCGTTGCTCATGGTCATCTACTGAACTCCTCACGAAGCCGCCTGTCGAAATAACGCTGTATTGTGCGCTCGTTGCGCCGTGATGTTTCTTGAACGGTGTTCGTCCATCTGCCTCGGTGGATTCGTGACTGCCGATCTGCGTCTTGCACTTCACGATTGTATGGCGCCATATCGCTATTGCTGCCCACCTCGCCGACAACCGTATTGCCTATTGTTTCGACCGTTCGTGACCAGCTGCGGCCAAGCGTGCCCGTGCGCCGATAGGCAGAACCCGTGCGTTGTGGTGGATACGTTTGTTGCTCACGAAGTAACAGAATGGTCGCGTCATCCATGCCAGCGCGCAGCGCTCTATTGATTCTGTCCGGCGCACGCTCTAGCATGTTGCGCACTTCTCGGCTGTCGATTGTAATCGTCACGGTCGTCATGTCGTCATCCTGTCAGCACGTCGATGATGTTCGTCGGTCGTCTCGCTGCTGTCTGTTCCGCCTGGTAGTTTGCGTATGTCTCTGCGCTCCATCGATAGCGCTCCTCTGGCGGTAGTGGCGTCTCCAGCGTCAAGGCCGTCTCCTCGATTGCCCGGCATCGACAATTTGGATGCGCCGGAATCGTTGCGCCGTTCGGCCAGGTGCGTTGTGCTTTCGGAACGACGACCAGATGGTTGGGGCCGCAGATAGGGCAGTTATGCACTAAAATTCCGTTTGCATAAAATTCATGGTCATCTTCAACTTGCAGGTCATACACCAGAATTGCGCTGCTACTCCTCATGTGATATGATTCAATCACTGAACGTATAGCACCAGAGGTCATTTCATGAAAAAGATATGCAAGGGATGTGGACAGGAATTTAATGCGGCGTGGCAGGGTAAACTTTATTGTTCGCAGGCTTGCTATGACAAAATCCGTATATTGCCTAGCAAGAATTGCGAAATTTGCGGAAAGCCCCTGACCAAACTTCAACTGTACGGGCGCCGACGATACTGTTCCACTGATTGCAGTATCGTCGCCAAATCCTCTCCGATGGTTACGAAAACTTGTCCAGTCTGCGGAAAGGATTTCTCTGTTCGTGCCAAAGTTGCTGATAGATATACCGTTTGTAGCCGGAATTGTCGGACTGCTACCACCAAATATGTAACATGCAGGCGATGTGGAAATGTTTTTCGTGCGGAGCAACACTTGAATCGGCATTACTGCTCTGAAGAATGCCGCCGACCACCGAAGCAGATCGCCTGCGACAACTGCGGCAAACTTTTCAGGATTTCGCCAGGGGCAACTACCAGGCGGTTTTGTTGTATTTCCTGTTACCGTTCTTTCACTGGCGAATCTTCGATTGAGAAAATCGTTCGCTCCGTTCTCGAATCTGCCAACATACAGTTCGTTCAAGAGGCGCAAATCGGGAGATACTCCATTGACTTCCTGATTCCGGATTTGCGTATTGCCCTCGAAATCGATGGAATTTACTGGCATCAAGACCCCAAGAGAGATGCCCGCAAGGTCAAATTGCTTGAATCCTACGGTTGGATAGTTTGCCGTATCACCGACACGGAAATTGACAACGCCGGTGATATTAACGCTTTGGTCATTGAACGTTTGCAAAGTGTGGCTGGTCGTGAGATCACCACATTGCAACCAGCCCTGTTCTAGTGTCCAAAATGGATGATCACTGGTAGCCGTTACAGCCCCATTGCGAGTGATAACGGTTGACATTGCACCTTGATATGGTCTAGCACTGGCAGCCGCTACCTTCCTGTATCCTCCCCTAGTCAAAACGTAATCGCCCGGCTTTATCGTCTCAATAGACACATCTCCGGTACTGGTCGAAACTTGTGTCCCTTCGGGAAAACATACCCTTTCATCTGCGGCGCTATACCACCTGAACGCAGTTACATTCGGGTTGGCGTTCGCCGCATGATAGGTCGCCTCGTAGAAAATGCGGGTCGTCTCCGTGGCTGCGATGCGCGCCGCCCGTGCCTGACCGAACGTTGGCTCGATAGCCCGTATCAATTGCGGCAAGCCGTCTTGTGCACCAGCCGTCTCCAACTCGCCCCGCTGCCAGTCGATGAATGACCGTGCAAACTCAGTGCGCCCGGTCGCATTCAGATTCGGAATGGAGCCGACCAAATCAACGTCCAGGTTGGTGTAGTAGTCGCCGACCCAGTTCAGCACCGCGTCATTGATTTTATTCCACGTCTTGTCGTCGGCAACTCCGGTCAGCGCCGCCACAATAGCCCGCTCTTGAGCGACCGTTTCGACTGACGACTGGACGGAACCCCAAAGGAAATCATCTTCTCGCCGCCAAAATGAATTGATTTGCGCCGCCGTTGGCCTGCCGTCTGTGGCCGCAACCAAATCCAGAAGACGCCCTTCCTGCGCAGCGAGTGCGCCGGTGAAAGCATCGCCGATCACGCTTTCCGCCCAGGCTGCCGCCTCGACTGGATTCAAGTCACGGTTGATACGCTGCGCCGTCGCATTCGTGATAATGCCCAACTGCACAAGCGCAGACAGAAGCTCGTTCACTCTGCTGCCCCCTCTACATGCTCAATCACGATGTCGGCCCACATCGTGATTGTAAATTGCTGCATCACGCCCAGGCGGGACTCTACACTGGCGTGTATATCGTACTCGATTACACCTACAATCTCCACGCCATTGATCCAGATTGCCGCTTTGCGCTCCCATGCGCCCTTTACCAGCGGCTTGAGTTTTATATGCCTTACAAGCACATCACTTTTTTCCATCGTTGACACTCCCCTTTGGCCTGCCACGTTTGCCTTTGGTAGCGGCCACTTCCTGCACCTCAGGCTCCTCTATCTCAAATGGAATGTCGTCGGTGGGCTCAATATCGGCGGCGATGTCAAAGGGGACGTCGTCCTCTGCCGTCACACTCCAGCCCTCACGAATCAACATTTGCACCTGTGATGGCGCTGCGATGACAATTTCCTGCCCGTTCCTAAACAGTTTAATCGGTTCGCTCACTGTGTCCCTCCGTTCTGTTGTACGGGTG